TCTGTTGCCATGCAAGATAAATTATTATACTTACTAACTATACTACTACTTTATTATTTAAAGCCAACCTTTTTAAAGGCTTTTATAATATCAAACTTTATAAAATTACCTTTTGTGTAAATGTTGTACCAATTTGGGCCTTTTCTAGCCGTTAGTGTTTTTGATGGTGGCCCATCTCTATGTTGTGCGTAAGTCACCTGTTTCCCTGTTCTATCAGGTAATGTTTGCCCTGGAGCGTTTATGGCAAAACCAGCATATTTAGCTCTATTCCCTACATATAAATCTTGCTGTAAAGGAGATGTTGGAACTCGTGCATTTTTTATTTGTCTCCCTGTCTTATCTGGTATTTCGGTAAAAGCTGTTGCTGGTCTTCTTTTTCTAGTGGGTTGTACTGGATTTTTTGATACGACCCAGTTCTCTCCAAATGTTCCTGTCCACCACGGACCTTCTTCGGTAAGTGTTTTTACTATAGTTTTAGCTAACTCTTTTCTGCCTTTTACAAGGTCTTTTTCAATATCGTCAGTTAATCTTATGAGTGGTTTAGGCATTGGCAGTAAATTGACAACTTACAACTGATAGGTAATGACTATCTCCTTCTACAGTAACAGAAGTCGGTCCTTCTATCTCAGAAACTCGTGGACTTACAGAAAATGTATCACTATAGTTTGTGGCATTTACTGAAGTTAATCCATCAATCACAGACTCCGCTATAGCAGATGCCACGGCACTTCCTTTGTTTGGTGGTGTCATAATTCCACATCTGATCGAACCAGAATAATAGTCCTGGGCTGCACCATGAGTTTGAGTTGTAGATTGAGCAAAGTCTAAACTTACCATTACATATTTTTTATTTTTACCTGGTACTGTAAAAGGCATATTATCAAATACTACTGTAACTGTATTATCAGCAGCGTTTACAGCAGTTTTGATGGCGGTTTCAAATGCTGCTCTTGCGTTTACTAAAGTCATTAGAAAATAACGTCAACTCTGAATAGATACTCCTGCCCACCACGCAAAGTTCTGACATCAGTTATCTTTGCAACTCTGGTCGATCCAGAAAATGTGAGAGTGATCTCATCTGATAATAAGGGTTGGCTGTCTCCTATGAGATCGGGTGTTATGTAAACACGGGCTACGTTTTCCTGAAAACCTGTTTCTTCAGTAGATTGTATGAACTTTTATTGTGTAGCTGGTATCGCTTGTGGTTACTGCACCTGTAGATGTGTTGTAGCTTGCAGATAGTTTTCTTGTATAGACGATGGTTGTGTCTAATGAGTCTCCTAGTTGAGACACAACTTGTTTTGCGATCTGTTTTAGTGCTGTGTCTAGTTGTCCTGCCATTATCCTCTAACCACTCTCATTTGATAACTGCCTGATCCAGCCATTGCATACGCTCCAAGATAACTTTGTAACCACGGATAAACATCTAAAACATTATTTACTGTTCCTGTTCCTTGACTTGTCGTATTGTACTTAACTTCTATGTCACCTAGCTTTACTTCACTGAAGTTTCCGTCTTTACCTGTAGTTCCAGTAATTGCTCCTGTATCGTTTGCTAGTGCTCTTGCTAATTCAAATTGTGCATACTTTATACTTTGAGGTATTAAGTCGCATTTCAGTTCTACACCATCTACTGAATAATTATTTCTTGGAAACTTTAAGGCTTGTCCGTCATCGCATCTATCTCCTAGATAAACCAAAGTATCTATCCATCTTGTAGCTGATATTAAAGCTCTCTTCTTCTGGTCATCTGTCTTATTAGTCCAAGTAGAAGAATCAGGAGAAGTATCAAAATAGTCGTTAGATTCAGAAAGAGTAACGTAGCTATTGGCACTTGCTCCTTTTATAGTTGCGTCTATAGTTGCTGCCACGATTAATAATTAATTTTAGTTTTATTGTAGCGTAAAGAAAAAACCCCACCAATTTTTGCTCCTAAGTTGGAGTTTGTTGGGTTGTCAGAAGCATCATTCCACTTAGTACCCATAATGTGATAAGTACTGTGGTAATCAACAGATAAGACATCTTGCTTGGAAAGAATGTTTCTTTCTGCTTCAATGTTAAGGTCTTGCTGAACACCTTCAAGAATTGTGCCTGACTTAAGTAAGTAGCAGTAGAACTCGATTTGATGACCTGATGAACCTGGTTGAACAGAGTTAACAGAAGAATCAACAACTACGTTCATTCCTGCAAATTGTCCGACACTTCTTTCATCAATGCCAACACCACCGCCACCCCACTGGATGCCAGTTCCAGTTGATAATGCAGAAGTTGAGAATGTAAGCATACCAACCTGATATAGGTAGTAAGCAACAGATGGGTGAACTACGATTGTATCTAGTTCCTCACCTCTTTCTCCAAGAAGATTACGTCCTCTTGCAACTGCTGATGCAGTTAGGAAGTTTGCTTCAGCAGCACCAGTACCAGCTTTTGCTAAATCAAGAGCATTAGCTGATAATGCTGTACCGAATAGACCATGAAGTTGGAAGAATAAACGTGTTGAGTTATTCTTGTTGATTGCATCTGCAAGCTGATTTCTGATATGACCCATAGGATCTTCACCAGCAGCTAACTTAGCAATGTCGTCCACAGCATAAGCAAAACCTCTATGACAGATGGTTGCGATCTGTGTTCCTGTACCAATCTTTTGAGGTGTTAAGTAACCTGCGTTACCTGTACCCCAAGTTGCTGTACCATCTAAGATTTCCTCAGTTGGAGCGATTGGGTTAAATTCTGGAACTTGTATTCTTGTTCCACCTTCTCTTGAATCGAGAAGTGCGTTACGAACCACAGCACCACTTCTTATGAAGGCACTACGTTCTTTTACGGCTTCAGATACATAAGCACTGAAATTATTTCTCTTTACGATATCCGCTAATAGGACACCGCCAGAGTAATTCTGTAGCGGAGCAGCCATCAGAAATCCTTTTTTGTTGTTTGCGATCCCCTAGTCACGGACGAGGGCATTAGTCTCACGGAAACTAATTACTTTTGTTGAGCCTCTCTCTTGAGCACTGCTGCAAGTTCAGGGTTCTGTTCTGATAGTAGCATTTGTTGAGTCACATTGCCCGTTTTCCAGGGGTTATCAGTGCCTCCAGAAACATTTGCTATTGGGCTAGGTTTAGCTCCCATTCCAGCAGCACTGCTTGGCTTAAAGTGATGCTCGTAACCACTACCAGGGTTTTTGAGACTAGCAAGATAGGTATTCAGGTCTTGCTCAATACCTCCATTAAGTATCACTACCTTACCTTCAGCATTTTTCTGTAACTTGTTTTGCAGTAATGCCAACATCTGTTCTGCGTTTATAGCACCTTGATTGCTGATCGCTGCTAGTGCAGTTGTTTTGGTAGAGGCTAATTCGTTAGAAGTTTTCAAATCCTGCAACTGTTGAGACAAAGAATTTATCTGAGATTCTTTTTCCTGTGCAGTTTTATTTGCCTCTTCCCAGAGAGTTTTCCATTGACCCTGATCTTCTAACTCCTGTTTTCGTTTATCTTCTTTTTGTTTGTAAACTTCATCAAGTTTGGTCTTTATACCCTTGAATTTTTCTTCGGCTTCGGCAGCTTGTTTTTTAGCCATTGCCAGTTGATTCTCATACTGTTGTTTAACAGAATCAAGATTTGGTGCTTCAGGTTGTGAAGGAGTTTCAGCCACGGGCTGTTCAGCGTTGGTCACAGACTCAGGCTGAATTACTTTTTCTTCCATACTTATGCTTCAGTTGTTTCGGTTGTAGTGGTTTTCTTTTTAGGTTTAGCTGTAGCTGCTTTTGTTTCACCAGAAAGTGACTCTGATGTGGGATGTTCAACTACTTCCCATTTATAAGATCCATCAGATTGAAGAACCTTATCTACTGATCCAGGCATAAGTTTTTTATGTACTTATCTAATATTCTATCGTATTATTCAGATTTGACCTCATTTGCTGTTGGAAGCACTTCACCCTGCACTAAAATGTCTCTAAATTCTTCTCTGTCTATCACTTGTTGGTCGAACAATGAGGTTAATGCTGTAATATCCTGTCCAATTAGTCTTTCAATATCAAAATCCCTGCTAATCTTTACTTCTGGTGGTTCGATACCTACATATTCAGCAGATAAATTGAATGATTTTTGAAGTTTTTGCTCCAATTCCATAGATACCATTGCGAGCATGGAATTGGTGTCTACTCGATCCAATCTTCTGGCATCTGCTGATTCAGCTACGAACTTCTGTTGTGATAATGTACTGATTCCTAAAGTAGCCATTTGCATCTGTAATTCTTTTATTTCTGCTGATTGGGCATCAAAAGCACTTGAAGCTGGCTCTACATAATAAATTTTATTTCCAGGTTGTGTTGCCATTGCATAATTAACAGAAATAGCAAGGTCTTTGGTCTGATCGTCATATCCTTCCATTACAAGCATAGGTTGAGATGCAACGTGCAGACTATGTATTAAGTCTGCTTGTCTTTGATAATGTGCAATATTTAGGTGTGCAATATCAAGTAAAGGTGGTTTGCTGACTAAATTATCTACTTTTCCGCTATAAATTGTTACTAAAGGTACTTCACCTAATGAAAACTCTCCAGATTCA